AGGCTTAAACCACTCTTGGAACCTATTATTTTCATCTAGGTTAGGGTTAAGACTAGCAAACGCTTTCTCAACTTTTTCTCTAGATTTAAAGAATGCATCCTGAGCATCAGGAGGCATACAAGCAAATCTTCCAAGGGCATCAACTGGGTCGGAATAAAAAGCAACAGTAAAATCTTCAATCTTAATTGTTGGATTAATATCCCATGTTGGACGCCTTAGAGCATAAACTTTAGGAATCTTATACGCATTGATATGATCTTCTTCCCAATCAATAGAAAAATAATTACCCTCTATGTCATCAGGAAGTTCAGGATCAATCTTAAACCTATGAGATCTAATAACTGTTTCTTTATCCGCAATGACTTCTTCATATCTTTGCTGAATAAAGTCATTTTTATATCGAGGGAATGAAAGCAGAACAACTTTACCAAACTCTGGGAATCGGGAGTCTACAGATCCACGATACATTCGGTAGATAGCGCCAGCAGTCTTAGCCTGTTCATTTCCACTAGTTGATTCTATATCAAAACCTGAAATCTCGTCAAGGAATACGACAATAACATTGTAACCCTCCCAAGACTCTCTTTGAGAGTGACCAGAATGAACGGTGATCGCTTTCTTAAATTCAATACTATTTGCTTTCGAATCATATTTCCCAGCAAACCAAGGACACCTTTCAATCCTATTAAGGAAACCTTTGAAGAAAACTCTGTTAGCCTGAACAGCATTAATAGCAATATTGATAATATCAATAGCATCACCGGGGGGCTTACCATAATATTTAGCAGGATCTTTAAGGCATAGCAATAAATAAACTACATAAGAACAAGCAATGGTGGAAACATAGTCCTTGCCTGAACCTTTACCTAACTGAAAGATAACTTCATTACAGGTTTGGGAGAATATTTTTTTGCCCTCTTTTTCACCATAAATCCTAATTAAAGTATCTTTCTTATAGATTTGCGTAGAAGCCTTAATCATTTGATACTGGTACTGAGAAAGCGGAGGTAGCCCAAGGAAATCATTAGAAACAACAAATTCTTCAATGGGTACGGGAACTTCTTCAAACTCATCACCCTCTAAAACTTGAAGAAAATCATCAAACATTAATCAACCCTAATAACTTCAGCCTGATTAGTAACGGAAGAAAGTCTACTCATTACTTCATGCTTACACTTGTCACAATCAGAAGTAACATCCCGCAAAATCTCTACAAGAATCTTCTGCTTTCTTTCTGTCTCTATAAGTTGTTCAGCAAGTTCACTATTCTCCAGTACACCCGCCTTGTTTAACATGTCAAGACGTTTCTGCTCAGTATCCGCAACAAGTTTAAGAGCCTGTGTCTTAACAGAATATTGCTGATTAGAATCTGCCTGCTCTACTGTTTCCCAAGCCTTAGAAATAATCATAGCGTAATGCTGATCGGCTCCAGCAATTGCTTCCCTAGCACGACCATGAATATTACTATCATTATGAATAATATTCTTCCACTCAGAAATTAATTCTGAAACAAGTGCGCGGGACATATTAAGTCGCATAGCAATTTCTCTAGGTGCTGAACCCTTAAGTAATTCTTCTACTACTCTATTCATAGAATCGAAGCGGTCGGCAATTTCTAAATCAGCCAATTAATTTTTTCCTTATACTTTTTTTAGCACGATGAACACCCTTTAAAGTATCCATATAAAAAGATCTAAATTCACCAGTGTTAGGATTCATACAATCAATCCAAGTAACATCTAGATGTGAATTATGCGCCCATTTATGAAAAATAAAATACCCGCGAGTATTCTTAATTTTAATCTTATCCCCCGGCTTAATGACATCTTTACCAAACTCTAGTTCTGTATAAACTATAATATCGGGATTATTGTAGGGAAGGCGCTCAACTTTTTCCCTCTTCTTTTTCACCTGAACCCGCCCGCTGTCGGTGCCCATACGCTTCCCGGCCTATCAATTCCACGAATTAAACTATAACCACATTCTGGACAACGGGCCGCATCGCGTTGTTCCATTTTTTGCATAAGAACCATTTCCTTATCACAAGGTAGGCAGGTATAAGTATACATTGGCATTTTATCTCCAGTTGTCGCGCTTCGCTACCTTTAATAATACCAGATAGCCAATTAGATCGTCAATATCATTGTCACCGGGAAACTCTTTCCCCTTAAGAAATCTACTTAACTTATCATCAATTCTCACAAGCAACTGTTCTGTATTATTTGCTTTAGAAAAAACTCTAACAGGCTCTAATGCAGAATTACCATATGCCCTATTCTTACCAATAAGAAAATCTGCCATCTCATTACAAATATCAGTAATTTCTTTTTCAACACCGTTCCTTGGCGCAAAATTATCATACGCATTATCAATACTATTTACTTTAAGATTTGCCATGAGGCACACTCTCCTTTAAACTATTTGATGTAACTTTAATATATTCTGAAAAAAGTTGTAAATCTTCAAGACTATGAACTCCTGAATAAGAACAGCCACTCTGAACTCCGGCTCTCCATTCATCTAAAGTTTTTCCAACATCCCCCTTGAATGGAACTAGCGTTGATTCTCCTTCAACTACAGAAACTTTACCATGCCAATTTTCCTGAGCCTGACGACTTGCCATGCCACGGAATTCCTTATACTGCTTATCGCCTTGATTAATTAATTTACCCGGCGCTTCCTTATGACCAGCCAATGCTGATCCCAACATGATTGCATCAGCGCCAGCAGCAAAAGCCTTGACCGCATCACCACTATTCTTAATTCCACCATCAGCAATAATAGAAGTAGGAAGATCTAAACGATCAAGCATTTCATAAATTTCCATAATAGAAGCAAGGGTCGGCATACCATGACCAGTTACAATTCTAGTACTACACATTGATCCACCGCCAATTCCCACGCGAATAGAATCAGCACCTGCAATGGAAAGTTTCATAAAACCATCCCATGTAGAAACATTACCCGCCATAATATGAATATCTGGAAAGGCTTTTCTAATTTCTTTAACAGTATTAATTGCTAAAAGATTATGACCATTTGCCGTATCAACAAGAATAACTTTCGCACCTGAATAAATCAAAGACCTTACCTGACCTAAAACTGAATTATTAGGTGTTGAAACTCCAACAGCAGCACCAACAATATGTTTTTTCATAGCAACTGAATTAACTTGCTGTGTTTGTTTTTCATTACTCATAAAACGATGAATAATACCAAGCCCACCGTAGGAGGAAATTTCCATAGCCATATCTTGTTCGCATACAGTATCCATCGGAGAAGCAATGATTGGAAGATATAAATCAATTTTTCTTTCAACACCAATTGACATATTAAGATCTATGTCTTTTCTACTTTCAACCGTAGATGGTTTTGGAACCATGAGAATGTCATCAAAGCAAAGTATTTCTTGATTATTGTATAACTTCATTATTACCAATCCTTTATGGTTAAATTCGGATTACCGAAAGGCGTCGTAAAAATTTCTTGTTGAGGTTTGCCACCCCATTTTTTAATAAAATATTTTTCATTTTTTTGAAATTGTTCGGGCGGAACAACAACATTATTTGGATCAGCGTTTTGAGTAGCAGAGTTATGGTGAAAAATCTTTGCACCAGTATGAATTTTAATTTTAAGACCAGCCAAATTGATACGATATCTCATATCATTATCCTCAAAGTAAGCGGGTGTAAAATTTTCATCAAAATAACCACATTTAAGAATTAATTTATTTATATTAACCGCATAACAAGAAAAAACCGATAAAAAAAGATCTTCAGGACGGGACTCTTCAATTAGACCACAATCCTCTCTATCCAAATGTTGATCTGCTCCAACAATAACATTTTCATCTTTTATGATTTCATCATGCAATTTTTTAATTGTTTCCGGCTTAAATACTACATCATCATTGGATATGATTGCATAGTTGAAACCATCTTTTTTGGCTTTTACCATACCCAAATTCCAAGACTTTGACACACCTCGATTATTAATATAATTATCAATAACATATGGTCTAATATCATAATCTACAGAATTTATATTGTGAGTAAATAAATCAAACCTTTTTAAAACAGGAACAATTAAAGGAATTGTCACTAAATGTCTAGCCATTCTGGATGCTTAAGCGTCCACTCAACCGTTTTTTGTAGAGATTCCTCAAAGGGGGTCGGCATCTTCCATCCAGCATTGGTAATTTTTTCCTGATTAAGAGCATACCTTAAATCGTGACCCGGCCTTGAAGAATGAAAATCAACAATCTCATAATTAAGCGGTTTGCCAACATATTCAGCAATTAAACTTGCAATTTCTAGATTATCAACTTCACGTTCACCTGCAATGTGATATCTGGCAGGGGTACTGGCTTCTCCATATGCAGGTGCTGGTAAATTAGAAACATAAAGCAATCCGTCAGCCTGATTACGAGCATGTAAATAAAAACGGCTACCGATTTTTCCATCTAAGGAGCCATGAATTGAAACTTTTTCTCCATTAAGAACCTTCTTAATAACCATAGGTACATATTTCTCAGGATCTTGAGTCTCACCAATAATATTCATAGTGTTAGTAATAACCAAAGGTATGCCATAAGTTCTCCAATATGAGAAAGCAACATCTTCTTGGGCAGCCTTCGATGCAGAATAAGGATTGCTTGGTAGATGCTGATCTTCCCATTCAATATGAGCATAACCATCAGGGGCAGGACCATAAACCTCATCAGTAGAAACCTGAATAAATTTTTCAATATTAGAATTTCTTGCCCAATCAAGAATATGACAAATTAAAGAAACATTATTAATAATAAATGGCGCTGGCTCTTCAATACTTCTATCAACATGACTTTCACTTGCCACATTAATAACAAGATCCACATCATTAAACTCTCTAGCAGTAATAGGAGAAATGGGAGAAGTAAAATCACAACGAATAACCTTTATTCTTTTATAATCATCTTCACGATCATTTAAGGCTACGCGAATTCTATCCTGCAACCCTTTATGAGTAAACGTAGTTGGACAAACAACTTGCCAATCAGTATTTACTAAAATATGCCTAAGCACATGGCTTCCCACAAAACCGGAAGATCCGGTTAAAAGAACTTTCTTCATTTCTCTCCTAATAATTTTCGCCCAAACATTCGGGGATATGCGTGTACTCATATATTTCACACAAGTTTTGATAAATAATACCATCTGATGTTTCTGTACGATTATACCAATAACCGATATTATCCCACACGTTTCTATGAGCAACTAATTGCATAGCATCAATATAATACTGTCTAGGTGGTAGTCCAGACAATTCTCCGCCACCCAATAATTTGAAATGTCTAACTGTAAAAATCACAACACTTGAAAAGGTTTCATCAATTTTTTGAGATATTTTTTCAAAAGCGGTTGGGTAAAAAAAATTATCAATATTAAATTGAATAAAATAATCTCCAATAGCATTACGCATACCAAGATCTCTACTTGAATGACCCCAATCATTAAACCTAAAAGGAGTATTTAAAATTTTTACCGGATTTTTGAAACCAATAAAATCATATTCTTCATGATAAGGAATTGTTTTATTACCATCATGAATAATAATCAATTCAAAATCTTTAAAAGTTTGATTTTTTAACGAATCTAGACCTTTTTTCATTCCATCTCTAGGAACATGAAATTCATAGTCTACAGCAATAATAGAAAATTTTGGCAATTTACCACCTATCTGGTCTTCCTTGTGTCGATGCAGGATTAGCACAGTTCCATGCCCAAGTAATTTCATGGACGTGCATAATCTTATAATTCCCCGCTACCATTTTTTTCAACATAATAAAATCTTCACCAATACGGTGACCATGTTCATCAACATCATTATTCATTACATCAAAATTAGAAGAAAATCCACCAACGGCCTTTAAGGTATCCGTTTTAGCCATCCAAGTTATAGGAACTTGATGAATATCATTATTGTTCCATTCTTTATTCATAATATAATCTAAATGAGTAACAAAACCTTGTAAATTAACCCAACTTGGATATACTAAATCAGCATTATTTTTCTCTGCAAAATTATATAAAGTTTCAATATGATTTGGCAATAAATAATCGTCGTCGTCCAACATAGCAACGTAATCTGTTGTACATGACATAACGCACTTATCCCTATTTCTAGGTGCGCCTAATCTATCATTGTCTACGGCAACCATAATAACATCGGGTTTTTTAGTTTGATTTACTGCACTCATAAAAGCACGATTTAAAAATTCTTCCCTGCCGGGAATTGTTGCAATGATTAACGTAACACTCATTATATAATTCCTAAAATAATTTTCATTAATTTTTTCTTTCCCATAAATGTTTGCGAGATTCAAAGGTTGCAGCATCTTTATCAAAATTAATAGTATTAAAACTAAGTTCATATGTTGCATCATGTTCTGATTTATTCCACGATGGATGCATATGTTCGACTATTGAATTTGGACAATAAACATATTCTCCATTTGCTATAGCGGTAGCAGTAAGTTCAGTATCTGTATAGTTATGAATGTAACCTTCATATAACAAATTTTTTGGATAACCAATACATGCTTTAGGAATATACCTGCGAGAAATCAAATAAGAAACAGCCAATTGTCCAGCCCTAACACTGGGATTACCCAAATCTTCCGGCCCAACCATTCCAAAATTTTCAGACAAATCCATTAACGGGGGCAACCAATTTGGATGAAACAAAAAATCATCTGAACCACCGAAAAAATAATTATGAGGCAAAGTTCTAACAGCCGTATTAATAGCCCCTGCAAAATTTCTAGCACGTTGATTTATAAGAGTTATAGCATCTAAAGTTACAGCCATTTTTAATGATTCTTCATCGTCTTCCTCAACAATAAAAACAATGTCAATTTCTTCCTTTTTGGTCACATCCCAAAGATTTTCTACATTCTCTTTCATCTTGTGAGGTCTACCTAATGTTGGCATAAGAACTGCCACAGTTTTTTCATTCAAAATACATCTCCTTTATAATTTTATAAATACCCTCATTGATAGAAATTTTTGGTTGCCAAAAATTCAAAATATATTGACTAGGAACATTTTTTTTATCAAGTTGTACCGTGTCTTTATTTTGACCCGGCATAATTTGTGAATTTATATTTTTTGAAACAATTTCTGCTATTTCAAGAATAGTATTAGATTTAAAACTGGTTATACACAAGTCTTCTTCTCTTGAAATATTTTTATAATTTTCCATTACAGCAACTAACGCTTCACAACAATCTTCTGCATACAAAAATTCTCTTTCCTCAGAACCATCTGTCAGCATATCAATAATTCCAGTATTTTTTGCTTTAATAATAAAATCAGTTATTACATGAGATTTTTCAAAATCATGCTCTAAACCATATACATTCCAAAACTTTACGATTGCTCCACCGAGGGATCGGGTGTAGCATTCACCTACCGCTTTTGCAATTCCATATGGAGAATATGACATGTTAGACATTTGACTACTTGCAAATACAAAAGGCTTGTTATATTTTTTTATTGCACTGAAAGTTGTATCCATTATTTTTATATTATTGTTTATAAAATCATAAGTGTGTTGATATTTAGACAAATATCTTGAACCGCCTACATCAAAAGCAAGAAAAAAAATAAAATCTGATTTGTCTACAAGTTTATTTAATTTTTTATTATTAAATCTAAGGTCTTCGTTTTTTGATCTAACAATATCAAATTCTATCACGTCATGCCCTAAAGAAATGAGATAACGCACTAAGTAGGCACCGACTTGCCCGCTTGAACCAAGAACGAGAATATTCATATTATCAATCAATCCGTATAATTTGTCATTATCGACAAGCAGAACCCAACGGGCCGTGGACCAGTAAGCATTTTTGTCTTAATATTCATTTCATTTTCTATTTTTTTTATTGTTTCCGGTACAAAATCAGAATCATGAAAAAATAATACAAATTTATCATTTAATTTATTTTTTATTGAATTAAAGTCTTTTTCTACTGCTTCATCAGTATGCAACCCATCTATAAAAACATAATCTAATTTACTATTTTTACCATGAACAATATCAATATTTTTTTCAACATCTTGTGGGCTTAAGCCTATTTTTGCATAAATACAATCTTCAAGGTCGAAATAATTGATTAAATTTTTAGTTGATTTATGTCCTAATGATTCTGATGATTTTTCAAAATTTATTTCTGATTCAGAATAGGGGTCTTGATATTGTTCTTCTATATATCCATCAATTGTTACAATTTTACCCCCAGTTTGTTTAAAACCAAGACCGCTGGCTAGAGTGCTAATTCCAAAACCCGTTCCTATCTCTAAACCAACTTTTAAATTTTTAGACATAATAGTATTTTTAATAATAAAAAATTCTTCTTCAGTAATAGAATTTGGGTAATTTGTTCCAACCATTCGTATTGAACTGTGAACATCTCTATCGCTATATTCATATTTTATATCAAAATTTTCAGATATATTTATTATTTTATTGTAATCAATATTATTCATTTTAATTAAAACCCTTTTCTATAATTTTATTGTGTATCCAAGCATAGGTTTTATTCATACCTTCATGCAGACTTTGAGAATAATTCCAATTAAGTTTTTTTCGAATCAGGGTGTTATCAGAATTTCGACCACGAACACCAGTTGGACCATCAATATGATTAATGGTAAATTCTTTACCAGAAATATTAGCAGCACATTCAACAAGTTGATTAATGGTAACCATTTCCTCAGAACCAATGTTAACCGGCCCCATAAAATCAGAATCGACTAAACGACGTACAGCCTCAATACACTCATCAACATAGAGGAAAGAACGAGTTTGAAGTCCATCCCCCCAAACTTCAACAATTCCTCCATCAACAACCTCAGCAACTTTACGGCAAATAGCAGCGGGGGCTTTCTCTTTACCACCCTGCCAAGTTCCTTCTGGACCAAAAATATTATGAAACCTAGCAACCCTAACAGGAATATTGTAATTACGATTATAAGCAAAATATAGGCGTTCACTAAACAATTTTTCCCAACCATATTCAGAATCAGGATTAGCAGGGTAAGCAGAATCTTCTGAGCAAACAGGATTGTTGGGGTCTAATTGATTATGTTCTGGATATATGCAAGCACTGCTGCTGTAAAAAATTTTTGTAGTATTAATTTTAAGTAATTCATTTAACTTTTGAACTGCGTCAAGGACATTAAGATTAATGGTTGCTGAATTATGCATAACATCAGCATCATGATCACCAGTAAAAATATAGCCCGCGCCGCCCATGTCTGCAGCAAACTGATAAATCTCATCAAACGATTTAGAAAACTTGTCAGGAATATTCTGATAAAAATTACCAAGCGGGCCGGTGAAACGCACCACTCTTTTTACCATGTCTGGATCACGAAGATCCGCAATAATAAATTCATCTGCCTCTGTTTTAGAAAATTCTGGATGCTTAAGGTCTACTCCACGAACCCAATAACCTTCTGACTTTAAACGCTTAACCATATGGCTACCAATAAAGCCACCGGCTCCAAGAACAAGTGCTGTCTTCATATTTATCTCTTTCTAATCAAACCTATCTTTTCTAACGCACGCTGAATAGTCATATGGCTACAGTTTGCTTCCTTAGACATTTCAACAATATTTTTCTTTTCAAGAGCATATCTTTTATATAGCCATTCTTTATTTTCGTAAAGTTTAACCATCGTTCCTCGAAAT